GTGGTTACGATAGTATCAACTAGGTCTTTCTGTTTGGTAGTCAGGTTATTCTTATTCATAACCCCTTAACACGAATACTCTCTTAAATTTCATTGTCAACGAACATTACATTACATATTGTTTCTGAACTATTCACATTCTTAATTTGATTCACACCCACTAGAGCGTATCCTTCTCAGATTACACAAACGTACAGCAGACAGGCTAGACGTCTAGGGTGAGTCTCAAATTAATATGACCCAAGGTCAAGTCGTGGACGGCTATCTCTCTCTCTGAAATCAAGTTCCATTATAAGGCAAACAGAATCTCAAGTAAAGCTATGCTCCGCTTCATGTCGGTCAGCCCCTTAAGTGCGTAGGGGCCTCCCTATACGAGAGCCAAGCTTGACTAGACCAGATTCTGTTCACCTTATCCTGAAACACTATTCTTCATAAAGAAGAAAGAAATAAACAAAATGATTAAAAAATAAATCATGAAAACGAAGGAGTATAAAATGAATATACCAGAAGTAGTATACACAAAACTAGCTAAAATCGACAAGCGATTAGAGGAGTTAGAAACTAAATTAGAATATGCAAGATCAACACAAGATGATGATCAAATAGACATACTTCAACACGAGTTCTTTAACATCATTTTAGAAAAGTTAGGAGTTGATAATGTCTAATTTCGACAGGTTTTTCTTGTTCTTTTTAACAAGTTTTACAACAGGCTATATCATAGCACAATTCATAAGATTATACATATAACAGGAGGATTACATGATTATAAAAACATTAACTGCATTAACACTAGGGTTAAAAGCTGGAACAAAAGTAACTAAATGGTTAATGAGGGAGGATATTGCTAAGGCAAATGAAATCCTTAAGAAAACACCATACATCAAAGATGTAGAATTTCAAAGTCCAGTCACACTAAAAACTAAAGGGGGTAAATAATGACCATGTTAGAACAATTCCAAGTAATCGAAGCAAGTATCGAAAAAATATGGAAACAAAAGATGTACGACCTTTATAAAGAACAAAGTGAATCCGATATAGAATCATTTGATTGTATGTCAGATATGGAACAACATATTAGGGGTTTAGAGTTCAGACGTAATGGTGCACAAATGCAATTAGACAGATTAAATTCAGAAAGTGTAGATTCTATAGCAGATAAAGGTAGTGCAAAAGACCTTGAACAAAATGATATAGATATTCAATCATCTGATGATCGTAAGTATAAAAAAGACTTATGGAAAACTAAGTTTAATATATACAACCTAAAAGTCAAAGCGACTAAGGAAGTTTATAAAGACTTACATAAGAAACAATACATACCATATGGTTCACCAAATCCATATCGTACTGCAACAAGATCAGCAGTTAAACATTGGAACAAAACAACTGAACAGGATATTCAAGCAGATATCCAAAATACTTTAGCAACTAAGCATTAATTACTCCAATAAGCAGTATCTGGGTGGTTCTAGGTACTGCTTTTTTTTATTCTTCGAAGGGGGAGAGTAAACAAGAATACCGAATACAGCAAAAAAACAAAACCGAATACCGAGCGAAGCGAGGCCCAATGAAAATTTATTTATTTCCAGTATGGACACCAAATTATTACACAAAGGTAAAAAATGAAAAAGAAAAATTGGAAAGAAAAAATAATAAGCTGTGCATTAAGCTTAAGAGCCAAACGAGAACCACGAACAACAAAAGAAGTTTTAGAAAGACAGACGTGGGAAAGATTATATCAAATAATAAAAAGGAGATATGAATGACAGAAAAAGAAAAACTAATAACAATACGTGATCATTTATCACAAGTGTCAACAGACAATATAGTTGTAGAAGCTTACAAAATGTCAGCATTTGCACTCATTATACATTCAATCAAAGAACTAGAGGATAAAGAATATGAAAATAACCAAGGAATTTGACAAACAAAGCCAGAAGCTAGGCACGTTTATGATTTTACTTATCACATTAGGCTTAGGCTTTATTGTGAGTTTACTTGTAGCTGGAGTTAATCCAACACT